GTCCATTCTGGCTACAAAATCAGCCTCAGGGTCGGCACGGTGGAACAAAGTGTCTAGTAACAATTGTACTGTTTCAGGAGGGTAAGGGTTAGGAATGACTTTTAACCACGGCTTTGGGCGTGAAATTACCCTTTTTCGCATAAAGGCTGTAGTGCCAGTATATCCAACTGGTTGGACTCGACCGATCATTTCTCTCCATTCGTAGAAATTATCTTTCGGCTCTTTGTCATCTAGCTCAATTAAATCATAGTGGTTAACCAACGTATAGCAGCCGCCAGTTATATTATACTTGACGGCTTTAAACTTGGTCCACTTTGATGGTGGTGCGCCATGTACACCACCTTTACCAATCCATCTTTCTAAAGTGTCGCCAGGTTTTACTGTGTAGTAGACAAAGTCGCGCCAGGCCCTGGAGATTGCCACAACCATATGTGGCAAACTCTTATAGATATCCATATCATAAGCCTTGCATCTGACCAACGCAACACTCTCAAAACGTCTTCCTTGCACCTCATGAATGGTTTTGACGTTTTGTTCTTTCAGCAGGTTAATTAATAAATACTTTTCACCTTGTGTGAAAGTCAGGAAAATGTCATGTCTACGACCGATGTTTTCAGGGCTACTGACCCGGACACATTTGAGTGACCCGACTACATCATTCGCCCAGACGTAACCCTTCTCATACAGTGGGCGCAACAAATCGCACACTACTTTAGGGTTTTTATACGCGTGAATATGGTACTCAGTTTCCTCAGAGAACGGGTATTCGTTGTGTAGCAACACAAAGTTGTTAATGCGGACAATGAATGGTATCTGGTTAGTGTCACCAAATACTCTAACAGAGTTTGGTTTCACCATTTGAATAACCATCTCAATGGCCCCACAATGTGTCAATAACCCTTCATCAATCCATAACACGTCAACTGGACTACCGTTCCATCCATTGACTACTAATGAGTCAATGGTTTTGGCCTTAACTGGAGGGTCCCGTTCCGAATATTCGGTGGCCCCATCTCTACTTGGTAGCAACACTAGGTATG